ACTGGAAAATTAACACAAATGATTATGCCTAGACAGGGTGATAATATTGCAATAAAATATAAAAATTATAGTGCTAAGCAACCACAAATAGACGGTGAGAGTCATAGAATTGTTTTAATAGGGTCTACAACAGGCAATGTAAAAGGTTATGCATATGCGCAGGGCGATAGTAGTATAAAACAAATACAAATGCCAATTAATGCTAATATGATTATTAGAGTCAAAGGTACAGCTACGGTGGTAGGTGGTACAAGCAGTACATTTACATTAGGCACATTAGAAGGGTTTGCATATTTTACAGCTTTCATAGACAAAGGTGGTGTGGTAACACAACTTGGTACAGCAGGTGGGACACCAGAATTTGCATTAAAAGAAAGTGGACTTGTATCAACTTGCACACTTAGTATATTATCTGACGGCAGAAATATAGAGTTTGGTTTGCAAGACAGCCAAACAGACACAAAAAGAGTTTGGCAAATTACTGTTGATGTAGATATAAATAATATCTATAATATAGAAACATCATTTACAGAGACATATGCTATGTATCAAAATTTTGATTATATAAACCTACAAAATGGCGAGTATTTATTATGGAACTAGAAAAATATATAAAAGAGACAGCAAAATTAGTGACACCTACAATAGATCACTTACAATTAGTTGAATATAAAGACAAAGAATTAGATTTTTTGTATGGTATGGAAGAATACCACACCAGTTTTAGAAGAATGGCAAAACAATTAATACGATTAATATGGCGATAGAAAGAACAGTTAGAATACAACTTGACGGCACACAAGCAATTAATGATCTAAAACAGGTTAGGTCAGAAATAGATGTTACATATGCTGAACTAAGAAAAACAACACAAGTAGAAATAGACGGCACAAAAGCAAAGACCGAACTAAACAGCATTAAAGATACGGCCAAACAGTCTGCTGACGATACAAAAAAAATTGGAACTAATGCAGAGGGATCGGCAGACGGTTTTAAAATACTAGGTGTTAGTGTTAATACTGTTGGTACAGCAATAAAGGGTTTAGGCATAGGTTTATTAATTGGTGCATTTGTTAAGTTGCAAGATGCTATTAGTCAAAATCAAAAAGCATTAGATTTTATAAATACAATATCGCTTACCCTATCTAAAACATTCCAAGATTTAGTAGGTTTTGCAGTTAGTGCATTTGAAGACCCTTTAGGTGCTTTAAAAGATTTCGGTAATACTTTATTACAATTTGCTCTTAACCCAATAAACAAAATTTTAGATAGTTTTAGTTTATTTGGTCAAGCAGTTAAAAGTGCATTTAAAGGTGATTTTAAAGAGGCGGCAGACCTAGCAATACAGAGTGGTCAAAGTATGTTTAGTGCATTAAATCCAGTTGGTATGGTAATAGATGCAATTACAAATTCTACAAGTGATGCAATCAAAGAAAATAATGCATATGCTAAAAGCATTGTTGATTTAAGAAATGAAGTAAAATTAGCAGATGCAGAGCAAAGACGTTTACAATTAACATTCCAGAAAGATGCTGAAATACAAAGACAAATTAGAGACAATACAAATTTAACTATTGACGAAAGAATTGCGGCGAATCGTAGATTAGGTGAAATACTAGAAGAACAATTCCAGTCTGAAAAAGTATTAGCACAGCAACGAATTGATTTGGCACAGCGTGAATTTGATGCAAATGACACAAATGTAGATTTACAAGTTGCACTAACAAATGCAAAAACAGAATTGGCAGATTTAGAAGAACGAATAACAGGCCAAAGATCAGAACAGCTAATAAATTTAACAGCATTAGAAAATGAATACACAGACAGTATAAAAGAGGAACCAATTGTTGTTCAAGCAGTACAAGAAGAGTTAGAAACAACTAATGCTGATATAATTAGAGATAAGCAAGATACAGCAGATGAAGAAATACAAATTTCTGCTGATAAAATAGCTATGCTAAAACAAATGGAGATTAGTGGCGCACAATCGATACTAAGTAGTCTAGGTCAATTGGCAGGTGAGGGTACACAAATGGCTAAAGCAACAGCCTTAGCACAAATATTAATTAACACAGCACAATCAATTTCTGGAGCTATTGCGGCAGGTGCAGGTGTGCCGTTCCCTGGCAATTTAGGTGCAATAGCAACTGGTGTTGGTGCAGTATTATCTGGTATTGCAAGTGCTAAATCAATATTTAAAAAAGTAAAAGCACCTGGACCAGGGGATGTTGATACACCAAGAAATGTAGAAACGGCAGTTGCAGAACAAGGCGTGGGACCATTAGCACCAAATATTGAAGCAGTAGAACAACAACAACTTGGCGCACCTAGTCCAGTACAAGCATTTGTAGTTGAAAATGAAATAAGCAATGCACAAGCATTACAAGAAGAACTAGACCTACAAGCAACATTATAATTTAAACAAATTACATATTTTATATATTTATTATTATGAAGAAAAAATTAATTGAATTAGTCATAGATGAAACAGCAGATATTTTTGGTGTTGAGGCCATATCTGTTGTAAAATTCCCAGCAATTGAAGAAAATTTTGTTTTTTTTAGGCAAGATTTTTTGTCGTTAGCACAGTTTGATGAAGAAAAAAAGCAATTGGTTGGTGCAGTTTTGATTCCTGATAAAAAAATAGCAAGATTTGATAAGGAAACAAACGAAGAATACGATGTATTTTTTACTAAAGAAACTATTGCACAAGCACAAAAATTGTTTATGGAAAATTTAAACAATAACAATCATACACTAGAACATCAAGAAAAAATTAACGGATTAACAGTTGTAGAATCTTGGATCAAGGAAGACGAAAAGTTTGACAAGTCAAATATGTGGGGATTTAAAAATATGCCAATAGGTACTTGGTTTGTACAGGTCAGTGTAGAAAATAATGACGAGGTATGGCAAAAAATAAAAAATAAAGAGGTGAGAGGTTTTAGCATAGAGGGTTGGTTTACTGATAAATTAATTGAAGCATCAAAGCCAAAAAATAATGACAGCTTAGATGAAATTACATTAAACAAAATAAAAAATGTAATATTAGAAAATGAACTAAATCCAGTTGCTGAAATGGACGGCGAACCATTATTTAGAACTAAGGAAGAGGCGGAAATATATGGCGAAATGTTTAAAAACTGTTCTGGTAGCCACATACATACATTAGACGGCGAAAAATTATATATGGCGTGTACTGACCATTCTGAGGCTACAATGAAAGAGGAATTGTACCATAAAGGTAAAAAGAAAAAAAAGCGAAAAAGAAAATACAAGATGTTAGATTATGTTGTGTATGCTAAAAAACAAGCATTAGCAAAATATTCTTATAACCAATGTATGTTAGACCAAATAGCACTATATGGCGATAAAAAAATTGCACAAAAAGTGTGTGGTTCAATCAAGAAAAGGTACGGCAAATAAAAAAAACTTTAAACAAAACAACAATAACTTATATTTATGTATGATATGGACACAATAAATAAAATTCTAAATATTTTAAAAATGAAAAAATCGGCAAATTCTTATAAAGTTAAAATGTATGCAGAAATGATTTTAGACGATGGCAGAGTTATAGCAACAGAGGACGATCAATTTGAAATTGGATCTAAAGTTTTTGTAATTGGTGATGACGGTGAGGCAGAACCACTTACAGCAGGTGAATATACTATGCAAGACGGCAGTAAAATGTCAATTAACGATAATTCAGAAATAGCCGATCTAGGCGAAGAGGAAGATGCACCAGAAGAGGTAGAGGCAGAAGAAAAAAAGGAAGAAATGCAAGACGAAGATATTGAAAAAAGATTGTCTGCACTTGAAAAGGAAATTGAAGAAATGAAAAAGAAAAAAGACGAAATGGCAGAAGAGGTACCAGAAACTGAAACTGCTAACAATACAGACTTAGAGGAAAATAAAAATACAGAAGAAAAAACAGAGATGTCTTCCGAAGATGTTATTGGTGAATTAATGACACAAATAGAAGAATTAAACAGTAAAATAGTTGAATTATCACAAGAACCGGCAGAAGAAAGTATTAAATACAATCCTGAAGGTGGCAATGTTTCTGCAACTATTGATTTGGCTAAACTTTCAGTAAGTGAAAGGGCGGCATACTTTATTAATAATAAATAAATTTTTAAAAATGGCAAAAAAATATGATTATGCTCCAGTGAGCAAAAAAAGAGATTTCGACATAACTGTCACGCCTGCTACAACATATGCAGGTGAACAAGCATTGCCGTATGTTACTGCCGCAGTCAAATCTAACGACACGATTGCTAAAGGTTATGTACGACAAATGGACGGCCTTACAAGCAAGGCTGTTATATCAAGTTTAGTAACATCTGATCCAATAGTTGCGGCAGGTTGTGATTTTAGCGATGGTGGTACGACTACACTTGGCGAAAGAGTGCTAACAGTAACCGACTTAAAAGTAAACAGAGAGGTGTGTAGAAAAACACTTTATCCTACATGGGTTGGTAAGAATATGACACAAAATGGTGATTTACCTGGTGATTTTAGTGATTTCTTATTAGAAGTTGTTGCAGGTCAAGCATCAGCACAAATTGAAAATGGTATTTGGGTAAGTAATTCTGGAACAGCAATTTTTGGTGCAGGGTTTTTATCTGATGACGGAGCGTTTGACCAAGGTGGTCTAGACGCGTCTGCTTGTGCTGACTTTACACAAGTTACAATGAATTCAGGTAGTGCAACAGACGCTACAAATATTGACGATGCACTGGCATCTGTTTATGCATCTGTTGTAGCTAACCACCCTGGTCTTGAATTTAAACAAGGTTTTGGATTCTATATGAATAACAAGATGTTTAGCTTTTATACACAATTTTTAGCAGGTACAGGTAACGGTCAAGGTATTAACAATTTAGGTTTGACACTATCTCCTGACGGTTTATCTTATTTAGGACACCCGATATACAGATGTCCAGGTATGCCAGACGATGCTATTGTTGCAACTTACGTTGACAACTTAGTTGTAGGATCTAACCTAGGTACAGACAGAACTGAGGCGATTTTAATTCCTACCTACCAGTACGACGGTAGCGATAAAATTAGAGTGGTAATGAACTTTGGTTTAGGTGTACAAACAGGAATAGGAACTGACGGAGTTGTTGGTTGCAGATTCTAAAATGACTTTAAATGGGTGGTTGAAATATACCACCCTTTTATTTAACTAATAAATTAAAACAAATGGCTTGTAATTTAACACTTGGAAGAAAAGTAGACTGTAAAGACAGTATTGGTGGTCTAAAAATGATTTATATTCTACCTAATTTTTGTAGTAATATTGAAGAATCTGCTACAATAGCAGATTTAGAAATGACTGATGCAGATTTTGCTGATTGGGACACATACGGTGACCCTACATCGTCTAAACAAACTTTATTGCAGTACGATTTAAGACCCGATGTAAGTTCTATGACTGTAAATTTTACATCAGATCCTGCAACTGGAACAACATTTTTTAATCAAACATTGTCAATCACTTTACAAAAAATCAATCACGACAGTACAAATCAATTAAGATTGGCGACATATAATAGAAGTCAAATTTTTGTTCGTGATTCTATGGACAACATATTTTTGTTAGGTATGAATGGTGGTGTAAATGTTACAGGTGGCACTATGGTTACTGGTGCGGCAAAAGGCGATTTGTCTGGTTATACACTTGAGTTTAGCGCAGATGAAAAATTGCCACCAATACAAATAGCGCCGACAGGTGGTCCTAGTCAAGCAAATTATCCTTGGGAGAATCTATCTGACTTTGCAGATATTGATTTTGTGAAAGGCGCATAATATTGTTACTATATATTTAATCAGAAAAGAGGCACTAATTGTGCCTTTTTTTTGTTTATGACTAAACAAAATGAACTTTTTTTATATTTATAATAAAACATTATGACATATATAATTAAAGAAGGTTATGAAAATGCAAATGTAGATTCTATTTACAAGCCATTAGGTGAATTAACACAAGATGAAATTAAAAATCTAAGACCACATATTTTAGAAGCATTTTTTATAAAAAAAACTGTGAATGCTAAAAGTAAAAAATAAATATAAAGACAAAGTGTTTCACTGTATTAATGATTTAGATGAAAAAACACTCAATATTATAAAGGAGAAACATTCTGATATAATAAATAAATACTTTGTAGAGGTATGATACAATTTAACACAAATATAACTTTACATAGTGCTTCGTTAGACATTAAAGATGCTATAAATAGCACATACAGACCTTTAGTACAGTTCAAAAGTCAGCAAACAGGCAAATCTAAATATTTTATACCTACAATTTTTACTACAACATTTAGTGACAGGTATTGTATAATATATTGGTTTGATTCTACAATTGAAGATTTAGACAGTGGCATAATTGATGTTGGTAACACTGATTTTCCGTATGGTTTATACGATGTAACTATTTATAAAAATATTAGTGCAAATAATTTAAATCCAGCACTAACAACGCCAGTTTACTACACTACACTTAATATGTTTGATTCTACAAAAAACACAACAACATTTACTCCATACACAACAAATGACACTGACACAAACAGTGTTTATATAACATTTTAGATATGAATTTAGATCTTGTAAAATTATCGCATTATAATATTCCGCATTTAGTTGAAAAAACAAACCAAGACTATATTAGTTTTGGCGAAGATAATTTATACCCTAATTATTTGTTAGAACTTTTTTTAGGTAGTGCAATTAACGGTGCATTAATCAAGTCAATCGGTGCAATGATATATGGCGAAGGTTTAGGTGCAACAGATATTGACAAAGATGAATCTACAAAGGAAAGTTGGCTAAAAATAAATAAACTATTAGACAACAGTCCTGACGATGTGTTAAAGGATTTAGCATTAGACCTTAAATTATTTGGTGGCTGTTATGTAAATGTAATTTGGTCTCGAGATC